AATTTGATGAAAAAACAGGTCAAATTGAACTAGAGCGTAGTCGCAGTAAAGAATTACTAGCTCAAAAAACAGCACTTGAGCAAATAGGTAAGCAAGAGCAATATAATCTACAGGTAGTCGAGCGTAGTTTTGATCTTTATATGCGATTAGCTGATGCATATAAGTCATTAATCACTGGAACAAGTGTAGGAGCCGAGCGTGCAAGGGCCGCAGCAGATCAACAAGCCAGAACAGCCAGAGATACATTACAGTCTTTTAGAGAGCAATCTACATTAAGGCGTGAACAAGCTACTTTAGACATATACCAAGCCGGTCTCACACAAAAATATGGTGGAGAAGAAGCTGCAGCTCGTGAGATGACAGCTAGCGAGCGACTAACCTTACAGGGTTTACAAGAAAATGTTGACGAAACAAAGAAGTGGAATGAGGAAAGTAGTAGAGTACGCGGGCAAATTAGCGGTATAGCTGATAAATTAGGTGAGTACAACGTAACAACTAAAGAAATTCAAGTAACTAATGCAGAAACATTAGCTACATTGGATCAGATAAAAAATATAGAAGATTCAAGATTTGAAACTAAAAATCATGAATTAGAATTAGAAAAGCAACGTTTTGATATACTAACTGGTATTGGTATGTATACTCAAGATGAAAAGAACAGATTAAATGCCAATTTACAAATTAAACAAATAGAACTACAAGTAGAACGAGATTTAGCTAGTATTACTGCAGAACGCACAAGATTAGAAATAGCACTCAATGATGCTAGACGTGCTGCTGCCGGGGCTTCAATGGAAGAAAAATCTAGGGACCCACAAGTTATAGCAGCAGAGCAAGCTTTAGCAAATTTAGATGCTCGTCAACAATTAACTATACAGCGCGCACAAAATGCTAAGGAATTAGTAGAACGTAGCGTTATGGTGCCAGATAGGTTCAAAAATTTTGCTAATCAGTTTGAAAAAATGTTTGAGGGTATGGCTGATGCAGTTGTTGATTGGGCAACTACTGGTAAGGGTGCTTTTAAAGATGTAATTAATAGCTTTTTGCAAGATATACTACGCTATGAAATGCGCTTACAAATGCACGCAATTTATGTACAAGGATTAAGACCATTATTAGGTAATTTATTTGGTAATTTATTTGGTGGAGGTACGCCTATAGCAGCTCAGGGCGGTGGAGCTATGGCAATGGGCGGAGTATTTGATTCAGGAATACGTAAATATGCTATAGGCGGGGCTATGGATACTACTCAAGAATATAGTATACCTGGTTATGCTAAAGGTGGTATGTTTACTAATCAAATTGTTAATAAGCCTACATTATTTAAAGCTGCAAAAGGTTTAGGAGTAATGGGCGAAGCTGGTCCCGAAGCAATTATGCCATTATCTCGTATGAGCAATGGAGAGCTTGGTGTTCGTATGGAAAATGGCAATAGAAATACAACAGAAGCAGCTAAACCAGTTGTAAATTTTAATGTACATAATTATAGCGGTCAACAAGTATCTACACAAGAAACAACAGATAGTCGCGGAAATGTTAGCATTGATATTATGGTAGGCGAAATGGTAGGCAGAGAAATTGCTAGACCAGGTGGTGCCCCTAGACAGGCTATAGCTAATTCTTTTGGATTACAGCCTACACTAATTAGGAGATAAATATGGCAACAATATCTTGGCACCCTAATTTGCCACAAACTCCATTAAAAGGATTTACCGAAACCGGAGGAGTTCTATTAGCTAGAACTCCTATGGATAAGGGTATGCCTAAAATGCGTAGGCTTGGACAACGAGCCAGAACTATGAATATGACGTTTTTAATGACTGAACAACAAGTGGGCTATTTAGAAGATTTTGTACATAATACACTAAAAGGCGTATTTAGATTTAATTTTAATCACCCTAGAACTAGAGTAACAGAAGAAGTACGTATAGTTCCTAGTGGAGATGGACAATTATTTAATTTAACGTATGTTGCTCCTGGTTATTATAATGTTGAACTGCAGATGGAAGTTTTACCATGAGTAGAATTTCTACAATGTCATTACAAGCCATAAAGTCAGTACTTGCCCCTGAGGGTGGAGATGATTTTATAGTGCTATTAACGATTTATGATCCTGATGAGTCCGGCACGGTAATTGCTAGAATTGCTGATGGTTGGACTCAACGATTATCTGCAGGTGTAACTATTGGTGATAGTGATACCGGTGGCCCAATAACTCATAGTACTGATTTAGATGACGTAGTATATGGAGTTATTAGTAATAGTCAGAACTTTATATTTTTACCTCTTGAAATAACTCTTCCAGATGAAAATGATGGCAAATCAGCTAGATGCCAAATAGTTATTAATGATGTAACACAATATTTAACACCGCTAATACGCACTATTAATGGGCCTCCAAAAGTAAAACTAGAAATAGTTATATCAAGTACGCCTAATACACCAGAAATTACTTTTACCGATTTTTACATTACAAATATTAGTTACAACAGGGATACTATTAGTTTTGAACTTAACATGATAAACTTAGACTTGGAACCTTTTCCACAACATAGTTTTACTCCGCAATATTTTCCAGGATTATTCTAATGTGGTCAAATAAATATATTGGTATACCATTTAAAGACGGTGGTAGAGATAGCAATGGATTAGATTGCTGGGGATTAGTACGTCTAGTTTATAAGAATGAATACAATATAAATTTACCAAGTTTTACTGCTAGTTATACTACCGTAGATGATACAGATCGAGTACAAGAATTAATAGATCAATATAAGGAAGGTTGGACCCAAATTGCGGAGCCTAAAGAAGGCTCAATAGTTTTATTTAAAACTATGGGTTCGGTAACACACGTAGGTGTATCAATAGGTAGTAATCAGTTTCTTCATGTAAATGAAGGTACCGATGTAACCGTTGAAAGTTTATCTAGTCATAGATGGAATAGACGTGTTATAGGATTTTACGAGTATAGCCAAGAAAAATCGGCTATATTAAATGCAGCGCCACACCCTTTACGTACTCAACTATATACACTGCCAGTTGCCCCAGGTACTACACTAAAAGAATTATCTATTTGGCTATTTGATCAGTGGCAATTAAGTAAAAAAATTGCAGAAAAAATTATTATAATTGTAAATGGGCGTGTAATAGAACAGCATAAATGGGATCAGTTTACAGTACAACAACATGATCGCATAGAGTATCGTGCACTAGCTGGCAAGGGCAATGGAGCAACCGTCTTTAGACTAATTGCTATGGTTGCCATATCATTTGTAGCTCCTTATATTGCCGGAGCTATTCAAGGCTCTTTAGCTGGCGGAACATTTTTAAGTGGATTAACTGCACAGTTTGCTGCTGGAGCTCCTGTTTTAATGGGAGGATTTACCGGAGCAGCTCTAACAGCAGGCATAACACTGGCCGGAGGATTATTAGTTAACGCAATTGCACCTATTAGACCACCTGGTGCAAATACAAATGATCCTGGTAATGCAGAAGCACAGTTAATAGCTACCGGTAGTGGTAATAGAGCCGCCCCTTACGAAGTTATACCTATCGTACTAGGTAAAATAACAATAACACCTCCATTAGGTGCAATAAATTATATTACCTATCAAGATGAGCGCGATACATATTTATCACTAATGCTTACATGGGGTTATGGACCATTAGTATTAGTAAACTCAACACCAACACTACAGTCTACTAGTGGTGGAGCAGGACTTCGTATAGGAGAACTATCTGCCAGCGATTATACTATTGATGCCATTGAACACATAAATATGTATCATCCTAGTGGCGGCACATTAGCTGCACTGGGCGGAGATCAAACAAAATTTGATACTATATATGGCAGTGACGTTGCACAACAGTTTAGAAATATAGAGCTAGTAAATGCCACACATCCATTTGCAGGAAGTGTAGCAAGTCCTACTGCTATTGAAGCAGCAGTACCAGCATTACCTGGTGCAACTCCTGTTAATGAAAAATACAATAGTGTAGAAATAGCAGTGCATTTTCCACAAGGTTTGCGTAAGATAAAGGCTCAAGGCAAAGATGCTGGTAAATCATATGCATTAACCGATAGTACCAATGGCGGTAATTATCCAGTAAAAGTTAAATATGAATGGGATATAGGTAGCGGATGGACCGCTATTAGTAGTATAACTACTCCTGGTGAAGCTACTGGTGTAGTTGTTTATGGTACTGAAAATAAAAAAGATGCCTTTACAAAAACCCATACTATTAGCCTAACAACACCAACTACTAATGCTATTAAAGTTAGAGCTACTAGGTTAACAGGTGGCTGGAGCGATCCTCCACAGGAAGGAACTACTGAATATACAAATTTCACTGCTAACAGTGGAATTTGCTACGTCTGGTCAGTTCAACAACAAACTAGAAGCGATGAGCAGGGAACATACACAGATAGTTATGATACAGAAATAGTTGATAATACTAAAACTACTAGAGCTTTATGTGATGCGGCTCTTGGTAGGTGGGTTCCTGATTCTAATGCATTAATTAAGCAAGCCGAAGATTGGCGTTTTGCACATCAAGTAAATTTATTATCGTTAACAGTACGTAGAAACGCTAAACCTACAAAAAATCCTGTTGATACAACAATTACTAAAACGGCCATTCGTATTAAGTCCAGCCAAGAATTAAATGGGCAACTAGAGGGTATAAATGCTGTAGTTCAAACTTATGGACGTGATTGGAAAGGTGGAAATAGTTTAACTGTAGCTAAAAATAATTGGACTTTTGATGCAATTGATAATCCAGCTAGTTTATTATTGCATGTATTAACAAGTCCAGCTAATCCACGACAAATACCTTGGAGTGATGTAGAGAATCGTGTAGATTTATCAAAACTACAATATTGGCACTATTACTGTCAGCAAAAAGGTTTTAAATTTAACGCGGTAGTCGCACAACAACGCAGCATGTTAGATGTAATGCGTGATATATGTGCCGCAGGTAGAGCAAGCCCTAGTTTAGTAGATGGCAAATGGACAGTTATTATTGACGAGCCAAAGACCAACATAGTTCAACATTTTAGTCCACATAATAGTTGGGGTTTTGAAGGTACACGAGTACTTAATAAATTACCAGATGGATTAAGAATTAATT